GAGCTACATATTGAGGTGCAGATGCGCCAGCCGTCAATACATAGTTTGTAGTGCCTAAAGCTAAAAATGTAGTCGTTCCTGAAGCAGATTGATAAGGCAATGAGCCAGCAGCTCCACCAGCAATATTTGTAGCACTTGCAGCCAAAGTAGCTGAAGCAACTGCACCGCTAACAATAGAACCTAAAATTGAGGTAATCCAAGAAGGATTTGAGTAGCTTCCAGTTGTATATACGCCATTGGTTACAGTTGCAGCATTTCCTGAGATATTGATACCCCAAGTGCCAGATGCGCCTGTTCCATCAGCTTTAGGTGCGCCAATAGTATTGTAGGAAACAGTTAAGGTAGATCCACCATTAAAAGTAGATCCTGAAGCACCGCCTGTACCGCTATTGTTAAAAGTAAGGCTATTAGTTACGCTTCCTGCGCTTGTCGCAGTAGCAGCATTTCCACCAATATTGAGGCTAGTTGCTGTGCCAGTTAATCCTGTGCCAGGGCCACTAAACTGCGTTGTCGCAGTAATTGTTGTGCCTCTTACAGTCGTTGCCGTTGTTGCGCCTACAGTAGCTCCATCAATAGAACCTCCTGTAATGGCTACAGAACTGGCATTTTGCGTTGACATTGTGCCAAGACCGCTAACTTGAGTATTGGCAATAGCGATTGAGGTATTAGTAACGCTAGTTACTTGACCGCTTGCATTAGTTACGAATACAGGAACGCTAGATGCAGATCCGTATGTTCCAGCAGTTCCAACTGGAGTAATGCTAAAAGTATTAGAAGCTAGGGTTAACCCTGTGCCAGCGTAATAAGTATTTACATTTGAAAATTGAACAAAAGTAATTGGAGTTACATTAATTGTTCCAGTATCAGCAGAAGTAGATACCCAAGCAGTATTAGCTTGAGAGCCATTTAAAAGGACTGTGTAAGCCCCTGGAACTTCAGCCCATACATCCATGTCAACCGCACGAGTCCAAGCTCCTGACGAGGCTATATAGATGCCGTTTTCAGATGATGTTCCTTGGTTTTTTACAAGAACTCGATTGCCAGATAAAACAGAATATCCATCAATCGTTTGCAATCCTGACAAAGTAATATTTGTCAAAGTGCCTACTTTACAGGCAGCTTTAGGATTTAAGCCTTGAGTGACTGTATCAACATAAAGCTTATTAACAATATCATTATTGGCAACTGGAGCTGTAGAAATTTGACCAGTTGCAGTTTTAATATCAGTAAAAACCCCAGTAGAAGGCACTAAAGCACCGATTGTGGTGCTATTAATAGTGCTATTGGTAATGGTTAACCCTGATTGAATAGGATTAACTGATGCGTAAAACGGCTGACCCTGACCTATAAATGTTTGAAAATTGCCATAAACATCAAAATAAGCCTGAACTGGCAGTAGATTTTGATCTACTGTTGAAGAAGGGCCAGTCATAATGCTCCTTAATAAGCTATTGCATTAACTAAAACAATATCACCAGCAGACATTGGAGCAGCAGCTCCAGTTGTTACAGAATAGCTAGTAAATGTTACTGATGTTGCTGAACTTGCAGTTAATTGCAAAAACAAAGTGCTACCACTTGTTACATCTGCTGCAAAAGCTAACCAGCCATTTACCGCAGTTGGCAAGGTAATTGAACCAGCAGAAGAACCACCAGTTCCCACTACAACTTTAAATACAAATGTAGAAACAGCAGTAATGGTTGCACCAGTACCCCATCCTGAACCTAAAGTAGGCAAAGTAGAAGAAGTGGCAATTAAGTTACCGCCCATTTGAAATACAGCAGGGTTGATAGTATCGCCTGTTAAAGGTGGGCTAAAAAATGCCCCACCAGGGCCTACTAAACCTAAACATACACCAGCATTATTGAACTGCGCTTGAACTGGAACTGTTTGAACTGTTACTGTTGAAGCTACTTGATTTGAACTCATTATGCAATTCCTTCACCAGGTGTAATTTCTGCACTAGAAGCTGCACTAGATAAGAACCAAGCATTAGGTGGAATACCGCTAAATACTTGCACACCATTAGCAGGAATGTAAAAAGTATTATAAGAAGGTACAGTCAAAGCAGGAGCTGTAACGACAGGAGTTGAAGTTCCATCGTTAGGCTCTTGTGGTTGCCAAGATACTCGAATAGCACTAGAAGTAATGTTTACAATTCGATAACCTGAAGGGTACACATTGTTGCTAGACTTTACTTGAACAGCAGCCAAGCTACCAACCAAGTATGTTGGCCCAAAAGGGGCAAAAGCTGAATTGTAAGCCATTATTTAACTCCTTAAACTACATTAGCTGGAATTGGACTATCTTCGCAAGTTGAAACTTTAATCAACAAAGTACCAGCAGTTTGAGTAGCTGAAGAACCAGTAGAGTTTACTAAGCGAACAATAACTTGATTTGCAGTATTTGTATAAGCATTTCCAATAGAAATACCTGTTACCAATCCAGCATCAAATTGAGCTTGAATAAAGTCATTAGGCTGAACACCAGGAACAGTCAAAGTAACATCAGAAGTTGTGCCTGAAATAGTTGTTGATGGAAGGGTTACTTGAACAATAGATTGGGCAATAATATTGCCACGACAGACAGTAGTCTTAGACATAGTTTTTCCTCTAAAAAAGGTAATTCAATTATAGGTTAAATAAGAAAAAAAGCCATACTTTTTGGGCATGGCTTTCTTTCTTTTACTTCATGGATTTTTAATAGAAGCCTGGGCTTAAATCATATCCGTAAATATACACGTCAACAGTCGCAGTAGCGAAAGCTGTAGAGATATTTACATATACAGTTTGAGCTGACTGAGCTGTATTAGGGTTGGATGCAGCAGAAATAGTTACATAAGATGGTGTAGTTTGACCAGTTAATGCTGCTGCTGTCAAAATGCTTGTAGTACCGCCTTTATTAACTGCTGTGTAAACACCTAAGTTAACAGAAGCTACAGATTGTGTTGCTCCAGCGTTGTTTGCGTTAGCTACAACTACTGAAACAGGAACATAAAGTGCGCTGTTGTTAATTTGAACAGCAAAATCTGCTGCTGCTGCTGTTGAAACACCTTTCAACACACCTAGAACACGCAAAGCTTGTTGGCTATTGAGGTTCGAGGGATGAGTGGTATTAGTTACTGCTGGTCCTGGATTGCTCATGATAGTTTTCCTTTATCCGTTAATAATTAAGCTGCAACTCGGCAAGCGAGTTCTGGATACAAAGGAGCCCAGCCGTACAGTACGTCAACACGAGTTGGAATAGAGTCATTGTTAATGGTGTATTGACGAACTACACGCATTGACAGACCAATTTCCTTGTCGGAAGCACGACCAGCGAAATGAACACCTTCAGGCAACTCTAAGTCAGCCATAGCCATTGTGAACGCATTGCGATGCATTACGATGTTTTGTGGAGAAACTACGCCATTACCGCTTGCATTGTATTGTGATGCAAAGAATGTCACAGCAGCAGTTGCTGATGGGCTAGGGATGCTTACGTTTTGGAACTGACCGCCAGAGATAACTGCTGGAGATACTGTTACTGAAACGCTTGAACCTGAAGCAACTGAAACAGCAGACTTAACTACGAATGAACGCAATTTGTTTGTGCCGTAAGCTTGACGATTTTGTGGGTTAACTGCATACACACCAGCAATTTGGAATGTATCACCAGCGTTCAAGTTGATTGTGCCTGTATTAGCAGCAGTCAAAGTGATTGTGGATTGTGAAGCCCAACCAGAAGTCAAGAAACCAGTAGCAGTAGTTGTAGCTACAGAAGCAGTTACTGTAGAGCTAGAAAAGTTACCAAAAGTCTGTGACACGATGTTTTGGTCAAGTTTCCAGTTCATACCGCCTGAATCACGACCCATCAAGCCTTTTTCGTATTGCATACCAATCTTGTCGTTAGGAACGAAAAGACCTTTTAAGCTGTCTACGATAGTTGCTGAAGTGAACGGCTCAACGATACATGATCTACGACCATCACGAGGAGCACCTTCGGAATCGAGGTAAGCCTGAGCTGACAAGTATGTATACAAGCCAGTTGGAGGAGTACCAGCAGTACCAACAATGTTAGCTGTGTTCAAAGCAGCAGTAGTTGTGCCATCAAAGTCAATTTTGTTGGCAATAGCAGCTACGGCTGGTTTCAGGATGCGATCCGAGAACATATCCAATGACAATGCCAAATCCTGTGTTGTGAACTGAGTGTCCACGTGGAATTGGGTTGACAAAGTAACTGGAACGCTAGTTTCGTTCAAGTCTTCTACGTTCAGGGCTGGCCCTGTAGTTCCAATAAAGCGTCCAGGCCTCATTCTGTTACTTTCACCTTTCGGCTACTGACCATCTTTCAATGGCGGTTCGAGTTCTTCGACTCAAACTCAGCGACTTCTTTAGTTATATCGCTGTTCAGACTATCGCATCTCCTTTCGGAGGCTTCTCACTTAGTCGTTCAGGCTGCTTTCGCTTGCCCCCTGTCGCCCACCTCTGGGCTTCCAAGTCAATCAGAGAAACTTTTACGTCCGCACACCTGTTCTATTTACGGACGTTAACTGTAGCGCCAATCTTGGCTCCTCAATACTACAGTTAAACTGAGGCAGGATTAATTTACCACAGCAAATTGGTCATCATAGTTGCGGTCAACTTCTGATGTAAATGTTAATTCGTTTTCTAAAACCATCAACGCTTCGTTGGTGATTTTAGAGATAGTTAATAGCGTATTTGCCATTTTAATTCTCCAAAAAAATTAGGTTTATCTGACNNTNCCAGCNTGTCTTGCAGCTTTCCATTGAGCATANGTNCCATGAAATTCACCATTGGTGTCTAACAGAACATCATTCCCAACTTTGCCACCACTTAACGGCTTGATAGGTTCAGGTGCTTTACTACTTGAAACAGTTTCCCTGACTTTTTCGGCTTTCCGAGGCTTTTCCTCTTTGGCTTCAAACTTAGCTTCTAACTTGCCTATTTCTCTAAGAGCTTTAACAACTGGCATTTCTGTCAATCGTTTAGCAAAATCTTCATCTGATGCCAAGAAATATAGGAGTTGTGGCCCTACATCACTCTCTAAAATGCTATCTCGTATTTCGTCACCAACGACTATCGTACTAGACTGCACCATTGCATCAAAATCAGGCAAATCCGCTTTCGCTTTGGCTATTTTCTCATTCCAAGACTGTAAAACCTTTTCTTGAGCTTCTTTAGCCCTACGACCAGCTTCCTCTGCATCCCTTTGCTTTAAAGCATTTTCCGCACTCCATTCCGCTAATGCTTCTGCATATTCAAAAGCATCATTAAACTGGCTNGCTTGGGGTTTACCCTCGGCTTTAACAGTTTCCTGTTGAGGCTTTTGAA